AAAGATATACATCTGACATTATGTTCTCCAACCCATCTGCAACCAGAATAGAGGACAAAGGAGACCCTATTGGGCATTATTGTAAAATAAGATTTAGGAAAAGTGTCAATGAAAAAACTGGAGCACAAGTAAGATACCCAATAAGATATGGAAGAACTGGAGGAAATTCTGTCTGGAAAGAAAAAGAAGTTCTAGACATGATGTTTGCTTTTCAGATGGCAGTTAAAAAGGGTGCATGGATATCATTATCTGAAGACTTAATTACAGAACTTAATAGCAAATCAATTGAGCATGAAAGCAAATTTCAAGGAGAACAAAAACTCCTAAATTACTTAGAATCCAATCAAGAGCTCTCAAACTTTCTCTACGAAGAATTTAAAAAATTCAGCAATGCGATTTAAGACATTATTTGGCGTCCTTAAAAGGGTAACTAAGCCTCATAAATATAAAATTAACTGGTCAGGACCAAGCAGGAGTAAAATACAATTTTCTGTAAAAAAAATCCTTGAAGAACTATGGGGGGATCACGTAGTATTTGAAGAGTTCCCGATTGTTGGCTCTAAAATGACCCTAGACTTCTATAATGCTACAAAGAAAATAGCAATAGAGGTCCAAGGCAAGCAGCACACAAAATATACCCCCTTCTTTCATGGAAAAAATAAGATAAATTATATTTCTCAATTAAGGAGAGATCACCAAAAAAGGGAATTCTGTGAAAAAAATGATATCAATCTAGTAGAGATATACTATGATGACGAAATATCAAAAAGTAGTATTTATGGTGTAATTAAAAGCAATGAGTGAAGAAATTAATCCGGATTCTCTACCAGAATTCTCAATGCCAAGTAACCTTCTTAGTAAAATATATGAATTCTCTGGATCTTCTGAAGAAAATAAAGGCTTCATTTTAATCTTCGCGGATCAATCTGGCACCCCTCAAATAATATCCCAAGCTTGTTCTCCTGTGATAGATATGGGTTTAAGAAAAGCTGCCGAAGACTATCTTGAAGAATGCTCTTTATTAACAAGGCCTGATATAAATCCAGGAGAGTAAAAAGTTAATTACTTGACAAAAAAGCTCTAAGCTGTTATATTTACAACATATGATATATTCTTACGAATGCGAACAACAACTTTTGGCTGGGTTAATTAAATTCCCAGGAGCGTACGCTGAAATTGCACCATTTATATCTGACGAAGATTTCTTTGATTTATCTAGCCAGGTAAACAAGACAATCTTTTGCGTCTTAAGGCAGGCCCTATCTTCTGGAGAAAAAATAGATGAAGTCATTCTTGCGGAAAGGGTAAATTCTTTGGGGATATCTTTTGAAGATAATTTAAACATATTCGACTATATCAAATCCCTTTCCATGAGAAGGGTTTCTGAAGACTCGCTAATGGTTTCTGCAAAAGAATTAAAAAAATTAACTGTAAAAAGAACCTTGTGCAACGCGTCCTCTGAGATGTCTAAAAAAATACAAGAATTACCAAATACAGCGACATATTCAGAGATAGTAGAAGTAGCCGACGAAATTTACAACAGGAAAATTGACCTATTTCAGGAAGGGGATGATCTACCAAGTAATATCTTTGAAGACATGGAAGAGGTTATAGAAGAGCGTGGAGAAAATCCAGTTGAAGAATACGGCTTTTTGGGTCCGCATAAAACGATAAACAATCTATACGGATCTCTTCTAAGGCCGGGCAATATAACGGTCATTGTTGCGCGTTCCGGAGTTGGTAAAACTCAATTCTGTATGGACTTCTGCACAAAGACATCTATGTCTTATGAAAATGTCCCAGTATTACACTTCGATAATGGAGAAATGAGTAGAGAGGAAATCATGAATAGACAGTGCGCTGCAATATCAGGCGTTCAGCTAAATTTAATAGAAACAGGAAAATGGCGCAGGGCAGGTGAAGAAATTGTTTCAAAAATGAGAAAAGCTCTCAAACAAGTGAAAGACATGAAGTTTTACTATTATAATGTTGGAGGAATGTCTGTAGATAATATGATTAATGTGGTCAAAAGATTTTACTACTCCAAAGTCGGAAGAGGGAACAGAATGATTCTAAGCTTCGATTATATCAAGACTACATTTGAAAACTTTAATACAAAAACTGAGTGGCAAGTCGTTGGAGAAATGGTAGATAAGTTTAAAAGATTAGTGCAAAAAGAAATTGTTTACGAAGGAGAACCTATGATTGCAATGATGACAAGCGTACAAAGTAATAGGTCAGGTATTGTTGGTAGTAGAAACTCAGATTCAGTAGTTGATGACGAAAGCATAGTTTCCTTGAGCGACAGAATTATTCAGTTCTCCTCCCACCTTTTAAGTTTAAGGCAAAAAACTTTAGACGAACTACAAAATGAACCAATTGATTTTGGAACGCATAGATTAACTTGCATAAAGCATAGACATCTTGGTCCAGATGTCTACAGAGCATTAAGTCCCGTAGAAATGCCGGATGGGTCAAGAAGAAAAAATTCTATAAACTTAGAGATTAATAATTTTAATGTAACGGACAAAGGGGACCTTAAAGACCTTGCAGATAATATGGACTTAAATGATGTAGAAGCAAATGCTGGCAACGGTTTTTTTGAGGCGCCGAACTTCTCATGAATTCGGAAAAGATCAAAGAATCGTTACTGGCCTTGGGGTTCAAATTAAACGATAGAGGTTCTTACTGGCAGACAAATGCTATTTTTAGGAATGGAGATAATCAAACAGCAATTCAAATATACAAAGATAAGGGTATATGGAAGGACTATGTAGAAAATACACCTTGGTCTCCTTTTTCTCGCTTAGTAGAAATTACATTAGGAACTAACGACCCCAAAGAAATATCTAAATATATAGATGAAGATCCTGCAGAAGCAATAGGTTTCAATACGGTCACTAAATCTGCCGCACCTAAATTACAAATTGAAGAAACATATGATTTAAAAATACTAGAAAGATTACTACCTCATTATAAATTTTACAATGACAAAGGTATTTCAACAGAAATACTAAAATCATTAAAAGGGGGATTAGCTAGTACCGGTCAACTCAATCAGCGTTTTGTTTTTCCAATATTCAATGAAAACGATTTGATCCACGGATTTTCTGGTAGAGACATGTCCAAGCAAAAAAATACCAATCGGCCAAAATGGAAACACATTGGACGCAAGACAAATTGGATATACCCAATACATACAGATAAAAATACAATCAAGCATATCGAAGAAAAGCGATCAGTAATCATTGTTGAAAGCATTGGTGATCTTTTAAACTTAAAAGAAAACGGATATCACAACGTATTAGTTTCATTCGGGCTAGATATTTCAAGCAAACTATCCACATTCCTAGTTTCCCTTCCGATTAAAAATATAATCTTATCTCTTAATAACGATTTCTCTTCATCCGAAAATAGAGGAATGAATGCTTGCTTTAAAAATTTCCTTAAGCTAACAACTTTCTTTTCTCCTGAATCAATAAAAATATGTTTACCCACTAAGTCTGATTTTGGAGACATGAATATTGAAGACTTTGGAGAATGGTCAGGCAAACTAGATAAATGTATTAAAGCTAATCAAATAGAAAAAATTAGAAACGCATGCGAAAAAATGAGAAGCGAAGGTAAACTATCGCAGGCATTATCAAAGAAAATCAAATTTATAAAATGACAAAAACAAACAAAACCTTCCTTTCGGCAAGTAGAATAAAAACCGCACAACAGTGCTCCTGGACATATTGGTGTAAATATATATTAAAACTACCAGACAAAAGTAATGATGGGGCTAGTAAAGGCTGGATATGTCATTTAGTATTCGAAGTACTAGGTAACCCCAGGCATGAAAAATACATAAAAGAAATAATTAAGCATAAATCAATATGGTCTGTGAAATCTATAGCTAAAATGGTCCAAAAGCACGCCAGGAGATTAAACGTCAATGATTCAGAAAACCTAGAGGACATAAATAAAATGACCTTAAACGGTTTAAACCATGATTTCTTCGGTAGCGAAGGCGGGGAGCTGGAGAAAGCTTTCTCAGAAAAAGACTTTAACCTATCGATAGATGAAAATGGGAAAAAATACAACATTAGAGGCTTTATAGATAAACTTTTCCTATATAAAGATAAAACAGCAATTATTCGAGACTTCAAGACTAGTAAGCAAAAATTTAAAGGAAAAGAGATTACAGATAATATGCAAGATTTAATGTATTGTCTCGCAGTAAAAAAACTTTTTCCAGAATATAAAAGTGTTTCAGAATTTTTATTCTTAAAATTTGATTTAGAAAAAAACTTACTAGGCCAAACTGGCTCGGGAAAAATTACAATGGACTACTTAAGCGACGATGTATTAGAGGGTTTTGAATTCGAACTATCTTCAATACAAAACTTTATAGATAACTTCGACGAAAATAATGCTAAAGAAAATTTTGCAGCAGACCAAGACTATCCCAAAGACGGTACGTTTGGGGGGCCTTTAGCGTGCGGAAAAGATGGCTTTAAGATGAGTAAAGGTAAACAGTTAAAGGATAAAGAAGGTGAGCCAATAAAAGCCTTTATATGCCCTTTTAGAAAAGCTTTTGAATATTATGTATTAGTTGACAAGGATGGTAAAATAGAAAAAAGCGTGTATATTGAAGATAAGGATTCTTTAACAGAACTAGCTCAAGATGAAAAAACAATTGAAAAAAGAAAATACGAGGGATGTCCTAAGTGGCAATGTTCAGGGCAATTCGAGTTATGAAAATTCACTATATGCAGGCACGGTTGTATATTATGAAAATCTTATACTACTTGCAAAAAGAATAGAAATTTGTCCATTTTCTAAAAAGCCCCCTCCCTACGCCGGACACTGGTCTTGCTTTTGCGGCTCTATAGAAGAAGGGGAAACACCTCTGCAATGTGCAGTTAGAGAACTAAAAGAAGAGACTGGATTCGATTTTCCAGAAAAAAACTTTGAATATGTGGGGACATTAGAAAGGCTATCAATATTTAAATATGAAGTCCAGGACATATTAACGCCAGATTTATGCTACGAACACACCGAATCTGGATGGTTTAGAAAATCAAAACTTTCTGTATTACCAACGCCGATTGATGAAAAATTAATAAGTTTGCTTAAATAATTGCCATGAAAAATTTGCTTAAGAATGTGCAACTTGCACTATCAATTCTATTTTATTTATTTTGGGCTACCTCGCTTTTTGGGATTTATATATGCTGCTCTATAGGCGTTGTTTATTTATTATCAAGGTTAAATAATAATTAAACGATCTTGACATAAATCATGTTTTGGAGTATACTTATATCCATAAATGATACCAATATTCTCTTCACATTATAGTATAGGAAAAAGTATATTAACACTAGGAAATCCAAATCAAGATAAACAAGATGGAAGTTCTAGCATATTCTCTATCCTACAAGAGCAGGACATGGAAGAACTATATCTATTAGAAAACAGCCTAACAGGGTTTCCTGAAGCTTTAAAAAACTCAGAAGAACTCGGCTTTAAGTTAAGGTTCGGACTATTAGTTAAGATATGCGAACAAGAACATAAAATTGCAGTTTTTGCGAAAAACCCAAAAGGTGCAAAATTATTAAATAAAATATATAGCCTTGCATATAGCGGACAAGAGTGTATTACAGAATCAAAACTTAAAGACGTATGGGAGCCCGAAGACCTAATGCTCTGCATACCATTCTACGATTCTTTCATATTTAAAAACATGATGAGTTTCGACAGTTGTACTCCAGACCTTAACGAACTTAAGCCGACGTTTTTCATAGAAAAGTGCGGACTTCCTTTTGATGAAGTATTGGAAAGTAAAGTGATACAATATTGTAATCAATTTAAATTAAACACGCAGCTTGTAAAATCCATATATTACAACAAGAGATCTGATGTTAAAAAACTACAGACATACAAATGCATCTGTAACAGAAGGTTTGGCAAAAAAAGCTTATCCAAACCAAACCTAGATCACTTCGGAAGCGACGAGTTCTGCTTTGAGTCTTACCTAGAACATAAAAATTTATGAAAGAAACACTATTAAGGTTTAATAAAAAACAAAAATATATGTTTTTTGATT